TGATAGTATTATTTTTATCTATTACTATTGGTTGTTGAAAACCAAACTCTTTAATAGATGATGCTACTTTATCTACATTAAGATTTTTTCTAGGATTATTAATGTATGGTAGGATTTTATTAGTTTCTATTGATTTTATCTCCATAGTTGTTTATTATACATAAATCTATGAAATATCAACCTAAAAAAATTAAAATTGTACCTAAAGAGATAAGTGAATTAACCACACAAGGTAAGAAATATACAAGTTTAGTAATGGTTAATGTAAGGGAATGTGGATTAGATTATATGTATTATAAACATCACATAAAAGATTATCAGCATAAAGCAGGAATAAGATTCAGACAGATTTTTGAGAGTAGTGCTATAGGTGGTATGAAAGGCAGGGATTTTAGTGCATTAATGGGTGGTGGTAGTAAAGACAAAGTATCTTTTGGTGCTTTAAGTAATATATCAGAACTTGTTGAGATACATAAAAAACTAGGAGATACTGGTTATAATATAGCTTGTTATATTTGTGGTGAAGATTATTCATTAAAACAAACAAGATTAATTTTAAATATTGCACAAAGATATATGGGTGCTAGGTTAAGAGAAGTGTTAGACGATTTATCTCGTCATTTTGGATATTATAAGCAAAAATTTTATTGATTTATGCGTACACTTATGATATACGAATACGAATAATGGGAAAGTTGTAGCCCACCACCATTACGATAGTGGGCTTTGAGGAAAGATTAAGCAGCTTTTTTAGATTTTTCTTTTTGTAAATCAAGAATATAATTTACACCAGCTTGTGCCATAGCACTTGCTTTAAAGATAGTTTCAGGTTTCGTTTTTATTCTATCTTTCCAGATATTTAAATATTGTATTGCGTGTTTAGTAGGTTCCATTGAGATACCTAACATACAACATTGAATACATGAACCTATTTCGGCAACTAATTCTTCAAACGCATATTTCTCGTTTGATTTAAAGTCTTCGAAATATTTACTTTTATACTTCTCGTCACGATCTAATCTAGACTTATGACCAGTCCAGTGTGTAAGTTCGTGAAGTAAAGTAGCATAAAAATTTACAGTAGCAGAAGAACTACTATTACTATTAAATTGTTCTTTAGATACCATGCCGATAAAATCTTCGCTTGGTATATAGTAACAACTATTTTTTAGAAATATAGCTTCTGAAGAGTACTTGATTTCAGCACCAGTATTTTTTACATACTGTTCTATTTCAGGTAAAGTTTCAGAACCCTCTGCTTTATGATCGTTAAGATGTTCTAATCCAGTAGTTTGGTTAAGATTAAATACATAATAACTTCTCATTAAGTTATATTGTACTTTAACTGAACCATCAACTGTATCAGGTTTTTCACCTTTTCGAGCATTTCTGAATAAAGCTGGTTGCATGTAAATTACTTGTGTGCCTTTAGCACCTTTATTTACTTTGCCACCAAGAGAACTTACTTGTTTAAAAGTTCCCCAAAAGTCAGAAGTAAATTTTGATTCTTCTTTTGCTATCCATAGAGCAATAACATTTATTCCTCTATAATTTCTAGCTAAAAGATTCTTAGGCATTCCTAAAGAAGCCCAAGGTTTTAACCAATTTTTACCATGCTTATCAATCTGACTTAATACTTTATCAACGATTTTTTGCATCATTACTTGTTTTGACATATTGATCTCCTTTTTAGTTATGATTTATTTTTTAAAGGAGTGTATCGGTTTTGTTTGATACATCTTTGTATATCTCGACTTTGACAGTCAAGTTTTATACTCTTGCCTGAGTTGAGTCCTAGTAAATAAATCCATAAAGGGTCTATTTCTAAACCCTTTAAAGTTTATTTAGTTTCTAATTTTAACAGCATTAAGCTGTAACTGTTCGTAATTGATATATTTCTTTTTAAGAGTAATACCAAAACAAACTCTTGTTTTAATATTAAAAAAAACTATTCTGACTTTATCATTTAAGTCTTCAAAATAGTTAATTTTACTGAAGTTGAAAAATTCTTTGCTTATTTGTAACTCTTTTAAGCAATCTTTATCAACTTCTAACAGTTTATTGCACCAATACTTTGATTTTTCAGTAACTGCATTTTCATCAGTATTATAGTACATTACTAGACCTTTTTCATTTTTAGGCATTTTATCTCCTGTTTTAGTTATTGATTTATTCAATATAAATAAATCCATAATAGGGCTTTTTAAAACCCTATTAAAGTTTATTTAGTTATATTATTTATTTGATATTCGTTTTCCATAACCCAACCTTGATTTGTTTGGTTATTATAAATTACATCTTTTGGTAATTCTCCTGACTCAGTAAATTCATAATCAAAATCTTTTGAAAATGAAACTGCAGAATAACCATTTTTTTTAAGATGTTTATTTATAAAAATTTCTGCTTTTTCAAGATCACCCTCTTTAGTGTATCTTTTAGTAGCATCAATCCAATGATCAGGAAAACAAATAGATATACTTAAAACACTTTGTAACCCATAACCACAATATCTTAAGTCATTACAAGTTTCAATAATTCTAACCGAAGCATTTTTTTGACTATACTCAAATTTTAAGGTTTTATCATTGAACTTATAACCATTTTGACTTTTGTTAATGTCGTATATTATTTTTCGTTCCATTGTTATCTCCTTATTTAGTTATGATTTATTTTTTATAAATAAATCCATAATAGGGCTTTTTAAAACCCTATTAAAGTTTATTTATGACTATAGAGGTCTAAATAACTCAGTAGCATCTTTTCTGTTTTTTAGTAATTTGTTATCAGAAAAAAGCATAACATCTTTGTGTTCACTATCTTTTTTAGGTTTTACATCAAAGTTTTCTGTGATTGCTCTTACTAACATATTTACCTCTAAATAAGCAAAAGTTTGCGTTAAAGGTATATCTACTTTTTTAGTCATTCTTATCTCCTTTGTTTAGTTATGACTTATCGTTATGATAAATCTCAAAACCCTAATAAAAGATAAAGGGTTTTAAGTTTTATATAACTTGAAAGGAAGTGTAATTACCGAGTCCTAATTACTAGACGAGAAAGGCTGGAACCCGAATCCGTTGAAACCAGTAAATTTTAGGACTTACTAAAAACTCTTACTACAACTGAGTTATTTTTTTATGGTTTTAAGTGGTTAAAAATATAAACTGCACTTTTTTTTCGTTTAACAATTAATATTTTAGTTAATTTTACATAGAAGTAAAGCTAAATAATAGTTTTTATTAATTATTATTAGCTTAAATAACCCTTATAAATAGCCACTTTTTAGTCATATTATACTATATATAATTAATTTCGTTAAAAATGACCTTATTTTGTACTAATTTATATTAAAAACCATTAATTTATTGGCTTTATTAATTTTTTTCGTTTATAAAAAAAGAATTATGGAAAGTAACGATGTAGGCAGACCACCTTATTTAAAGAAAGATGAAGATAGTAAAACAGTAGAAGCATTGGCAATAGCAGGTGTTACTCAAACTTTAATAGCACAGATACTTAAAATAAGTGAACCTACATTAAGAAAGAATTTTAGGAGAGAATTAGATACTTCCAAAGCGAGAGCAAATGCTATAATATCACAAGCACTATTTAAAAAAGCCAAAGATGGTAATGTAGTAGCACAGATATTTTGGCTAAAAACACAAGCAGGTTGGAAAGAAAAAAATGCAATCGAACTCACAGGAAAAGACGGAGATAAACTCTTTACCGAAGAACGACAGCTTATTGAAATCAGAAAAATATTTGAAGAGATTAACTTCTCTAAACAAGCAAATATTATTGAAGCACCTGAACTGGTGCAAGACAGCGAGAACGAAACAGATAACACCTAAAGGTGATTGGAATGTTTGGTTAATATTAGCTGGTCGTGGTTGGGGTAAGACTAGAACAGGTGCACAAGATATAGCATTTTATGGACTTACAAGACCTAACTCTAGGATAGCAATAGTAACACCAACATTTGGTGATGGTCGTGATACTTGTATAGAGGGTGTATCAGGTTTGTTAGGTTGTATAGAACCTGACTTAATTGAGAACTGGAATAGAAGTATTGGTGAATTAACTTTAAAGAACGGAACTATTTATAAAACCTTTTCATCTGAACAACCTGATAGATTGAGAGGACCACAATTTCACAGAGCTTGGTGTGATGAATTAGGTAGTTGGAAAAATGAAGAGGCATGGGATCAATTATTATTTGGTTTAAGATTAGGTGTTAAGCCACAAGTAATAATAACAACAACCCCAAAGCCAACACCATTAATAAAAGAATTAGTAAATAACAAAGATTCCCTCGTTACGAGAGGAAGCACATTCGAGAATAAAGAAAATCTTGCAGACTCAGCAGTCAAAAAACTAGAAGAAAAATACAAAGGAACTAGACTGGGCAGACAAGAACTTTATGCTGAAATTTTAGAAGATGTGGAGGGTGCTTTATGGAACAGAAATATGCTTTCAAAAGCACTCTTGAATAATACAAATAAATTACCAATTTTTACAAGAACAGTCATAGCTATTGACCCAGCTGTAACGCAAAACAAATCATCAAATGAAACAGGCATAGTGGTTTGTGCTAGAGGTGAAGATAACAAATTTTATATCATTGATGATGTATCAGGTAAGTACACACCTGATGGTTGGGCAAGAAAAGCAGTGGACACTTATTATAAATACGAAGCAGACAAAATTATAGCTGAAGTAAATAATGGTGGCGATTTAGTTGAAAGAGTGATAAGGAATATAGATGGTAATGTTTCTTATGGTAGTGTAAGAGCAACTAAAGGAAAATATTTAAGAGCAGAACCCATATCTGCTTTATACGAACAAGACAGGGTCAAACACTTACAACCCTTTCAATTTTTAGAGGATCAAATGGCAAACTATAACCCAATGACATTTACAGGCAGTCCTGACAGATTAGATGCTTTAGTCTGGGGTTTAACAGAACTATCAATGAGAACAGGAAAAGTTAATTGGAGAATTACTTAATGGCAACAATATACGACAATTTAAAAAATTTATTTACAACTAAAAAAGCAATAGAGAAAAAAGAAGCACCTATCGTTTATTATAACTCTCTAGGTTATGATACGACTAATAAAATTGCTTATGAAGATTTAGCTACAGATGGCTATCAATCTAATGCTATTGTTAATAGATGTATCAATGAAATAGCAAACAACGCAAGTAGAGTTAAAATCAATTTATTTAGAGGTGAGCAAGAACTAGACAACCACCCTTTACTTGATTTACTTTACAATCCTAGCCCAACATTATCACAAGTAGAGTTTTTTCAATCTGCCTTTTCATATTTACTTATTTCAGGAAATAACTATATGTTGTCTGTTTCAGGAGATAGAACCCCACCTACAGAATTATACAATTTAAGACCTGATAGAATTAGAATTAGAACAGGCAACAGGGCTATGCCACAATCTTATGATTATGTTTTAAATGGTAATGTTGTTGAAAGTTATCAAGTTGATCAAGCAAGTGGTAATTCTAAAGTAAAACACACAAAATTATTTAACCCTCTTAATGACTATTATGGTATGTCGCCAATATCTGCTTGTAGTGTAGATATAGACCAACACAATTTAGCAAACAAACACAATGTAAATCTTTTACAAAATGGTGCTAG